GTAAAAAACACAGGTCAAGTTGTAATGTCTCAATCAGTAATGATTGATGCAGCAGTCGCAGCAGGAACAACTACTTACAACGTAGGTGTAATACCAAAGAACTCACAACTACTTACAGTTATACTTAGAACTGCAGTAGTAAGTGATGCAGGTACTTCAGCAACTGTATCAGTTGGAAAAACTGGAACGGCTACTTTCTTTATTGGTAATACTAACGTTAAAGCTTTAGGAGAAACTACTGCATTAGCTACTGGATCTTTAGATGAAGCTGATAGATTTAGTTCTGATACACAAATTACAGCAACTCTTATAGCTGCAGGAGCTACTGCAACTACAGGTCAAGTAACTGTTACGTTTACATATTTACAAGCGAATAATTTAAGCGACGCTACAGCAGCGTAATAAATAATTAATGTGAGCTCCTTCGGGAGCTCACGACTAAGGAGATAAAATTATGTCAACAAGTTTTTCAAGCGACCAAACAACCTTAACTAAAACTACAGGTGCTGTCTCACTATTGAGAGCCGCTAGAACTAGGGTTACTTCTATTCAAGGAAGAGGAGAGGCAGGTTCTGTTTTACTTTTACATGATAGTGCTACCACTGGTGCAACGGGAGCAGGTAATTTAAAAGCTACCTATAGATGGGAAACAGAAGGTTTAGAAGTTTATGTTCCCGGTTCAGGTATTGTATTTAAAGATGGACTCTGTGCTACTTTGACTCAAACTGGTGGAGCGGATGGTAGTGTAACAATGACAATCACTGGGGCCTAGGAGGTTTCTGTGGCTAATACTACTTCTCAATCATACTCTTTCGATAAAACTCTTCCGGTTGATGAAATCGTAGAAGAAGCTTACGAAAGAATTGGTCTACAAAACGTTTCAGGTTATCAATTAAAAACAGCCAAACGATCTTTAAATCTTTTATTTTCTGAATGGAGTAATAGAGGACTTCATTATTGGGAAATAGCAAATCAGGGCTTTACTTTAGTAGATGGACAAAATGTCTACACCACTTATCGATCCCCATCCGATGGTACTTCCAACGGTTTAACAACAACGTTATCCGCAGGTATTAATGCATCGGTTACTGATATTCCTTTAACCAGTGTTACGGATATGCCCGGCGCTAATGACGGCGGAGGAACAATTACGGTAGGATCTGAAACGATTCGATACACAGGAAAATCTGCTGTGACAGGCGCAGCAAATCTTACAGGAGCTATTCGTGGATCTAATGGCACAACGGCTGCGACTCATTCAAGTGCCGATGCAGTCACTCAACATGGAACTGGAATGGATAATATATTAGAAGTTAATTATAGAATTACTTCTACTAGTATTGATTCTCCAATGAGCGAAGTAAGTCGATCTCAGTATCAAGGCTATTCTAATAAAACAGCAAAAGGAACTCCTACTTCTTTTTTTATTCAAAGATTTATTGATAGAACAACTTTAACTATATATCTCACTCCCGGGGCAGCTCAGGATGGAAATAAATTAAATTTATATTATTCACGAAGAGTTCAGGATGCCGGTGCTTATACTAATGCAGTAAATGTGCCTTATCGATTTGCACCCTGCATGACAGCGGGATTAGCATTTTATTTGTCACAAAAAAATGTACCCCAACGATCACAAGAATTAAAACTTTATTATGAGGATGAATTGGCTAGAGCCGTAAAAGAGGATGGCGATATTACAAGTACTTTTATCGCGCCTAAAGTTTACTATCCTAGTGCTTAATTATGACTACTTTTGCTTCAGGTAAAAATGCACTTGCTATTTCAGATCGTTCTGGAATGGCCTTTCCTTATTTAGAAATGGTGAGAGAATGGAATGGCGCATGGGTTCATTTTTCAGAATTTGAGCCTAAACAACCTCAGTTACAACCTAAACCTACAAGTGCGGATCCCCAGGCTTTACAAAGAGCAAGACCTGCAAGAGTAGCTTTATCTACCCCTGCTCCTTTAGATGATAATCCATTTACAACAGAAGTAGGCACTACACTTATTGTAAATCAAAATAGACACCAACGATCAACTGGAGATGCAGTTAGATTTTATCAAGTTAAAAATCCAGTAGGAGGAGTCGCAGTATCTACTTTTGAATTAAATACTACTTTAGCTACAACTATTACTGCTACGGATACTTCTATTGTTTTAACCGATGGATCAGCATTTCCTACGTCAGGATATATTGTTATTGAAGCGACTAATACAGATGCCGGCTCTCTTGAATATGGAAAAATTACAAGTGAAACAATTCAATATACTGGCCGAAGCACACATACTTTAACAGGGTGTACTCGAGGAACTGCAGCTCCTTCTTATGGGGAAACACCAGTCTCTACGACAGCGGTAGCTCATACATCAGGAGCTAAAATTTATGGATCCTACATAATAACTAAGATTGACAGTACAATTCCTTATGCAGGAGAACCATCAACATTACCCGTAAGTAATAGTTTTAGTTTTACTTTAGTGAGCGCTGCCACTAGTATAGCAACAGGAGGAGGTTTTTTCGTTTTCGGTGGACCCGTTAATGATAGATCATAATGATTAAATATTTAAAAAATTTATGGAAGAAATGGTTTGGTAAAAAAGAGGTTTCCGTAGTGAAACCTATACCTAAACCCACACATTGTAGTATACATAGTAGATTTAGAAAAAGCTGCTCAAGTTGTAAGGAGATTATAAAATAATGGCCGGGGGATTAAGAAGTTATTCATATGCAACACTTACGACAGCTATTCAAAACTACTGTGAAGTAGATTCTAATGTGCTTACTGCTGCGATTACTGATGGTTTTATTATGGCAGCAGAGCAACGAATTTGGTTAGACGTTCCTATCGATGCTTATCGAAAAGTATCTGAAGGAAATTTAGCTGCTGATGATAACACCATTAATGCTCCCGCTGGATGTATGTTTGTACGTGGTGTAAAAGTTTTTGAAAGTACTTCAGCTAGTACAGGTGCTGGAGAATGGTTACAAAAAAAAGATCAAACTTATTTAACAGAGTATTCTGATAGATTAACAGGTCCTTCAGGAGGTCAAACTGCTCAAGATGTGACAGGATTTCCTAAATATTATGCAATGTTTGGAGGAGCTACTGGAGTAACCGATACGACTTCTGGAGGTATGTATATATCTCCCACACCCGATACAACATATATGTATAGAATTTATTATGATATACGACCAACATCACTAGGTTCAGGAGCTGATGGTAATTCTCATACCTACATAAGCAATTATTTTCCTCAAGGGTTATTATATGCCTGTTTAGTGGAAGCTTATGGGTTTTTAAAAGGTCCAATGGATATGTTGACACTATATGAAAACAAGTATAAACAAGAGGTACAGAAGTTTGCAGGAGTGCAAATTGGTAGACGAAGAAGAGATGATTATACTGACGGCACCGTTAGAATACCTGTCAAATCTCCGTCCCCTTAAAAACTAGGAGAAAAATATTATGGCAATAGGATCAGTATTAACAAACACATTTAAAACAGAATTATTAAAAGGATTACATAGTTTTGATACTGCAGGAGCGTCACCCGCAGGAAACGCTTTTAAAATAGCTTTATATTCTAGCGGCTCAGCTAATTTAGGAACGACTTCAACTCAATGGGTTGTTGCATCTACTCCGAGCGCTGATCCTACAAATACTTATGAAGTTACTACTACAAGTTCAGGATACACATCTGGTGGAAATGCTCTTACCAATACGGGTGTAGGTATTTCAACAGTTACTTCTTTCACAGATTTTTCAGACACATCTTGGACATCAGCTTCTTTTACAGCAAGAGGATGTTTAATTTATAACTCAACTTCACAAACAGGGTTAACCGCAAACGCATCAGTTTGTTCTATAGATTTTGGTGGAGACAAAACTGTTTCTTCTGGAACTTTTACTATTCAATTTCCCACTAATAATTCAAGCTCAGCAATTATAAGAATAACGTCGTAGGGAGGTAAATCCTTATGGCTAATCTCACAGTCACAGTAGCCGTTACAACCGGAACTCAGTATGTTACTGGGTCTACTGGAAATATTTATACTTTTGATGGTTCTCAGCCAGCAAGTTTCACTTTTCCATGGGTTGAAGATGGAACCGTTCGATTAGATCAATCAGGATCAAGTAATGATAATCATCCATTAATTTTTTCTACTTCCAACAGCACTAATACTGCTACCATGCGGGCCGGCATTATTTCATCCGGTGTCACTTATTATTTAGATGGTTCTAGTAGTGAATCTGATTATACAAACACTACAACTTTTAACGCAGCTACTACCCGTTACATAGAAATTACACCTTCAGCGGAAACCGATTTTTATTTTGCCTGTTGGGTTCATGGAATTGGCATGGGAGGAATTGTTGATATTACTGAAACAGCCTGGGGAGCCATGTCCTGGGGACGAGGAACCTGGAATGATCAAGAAAAAGTTAG